CACCGTTCTTGCGCATGATGTCATGGCACTCAAGAGAGTTAAGCTTACGGCCAGCATCGTTCTTAAAGATGGAGGTAACGAACCGGAACAACTGGTCAAGGGGTTCAGGACCAGAGGCGCGACCACCGAATACCTTCAGACGGGAACCAGCAGGACGGATCTTGCTCATGTCCCACTTAGCAATCTCACCGGAGTACAGCAAAGAGATAAGCTGACGAAGAGCCTTAGACCAGCCTTCCTTACTATCTGATACAGAGATAACTGTGTTAGAGTCGAACATCTTCTCAGGGATTTCAGGAAGCTTAGAGACGTACTGACGCTCGACTGAGAAGCCAACACCAGTGCCACACATCAGGATAAACATAGCCTCATCGAAAGACTTCATGTCATCGACAGGGAGGTAGGAACAGTTATAGGCACAGGTATTGTCACGCTCAAGAGCCTTACCAGCGGTCATCATAGCACGCATACTGGGCATGATCTCAAGGTTAAGGATGGCACTGCGGATAGATTCGTAGGGGTATCCAAATCCAATCTTATCGGCTACCACATTCTCCATGAACCGATCTACAGTCTCTTCCCAAGACTCACGACGATTCTCGCTATCAACCCAACGGGCATACCGTGAGGTGGCGATAAAGGTCTGGTAATCAGTTGGGAGATTCTTCATTGGCGTAGTCATCGATGTTCCTTACATTCAGCTTTTGACGTTTATAATCTTTATCAGATTCTTTTATTCGTTGTCTATATTGCCCTTCCTCTAACTCCTTAGCAACTGGACTACGTTTAATTCTCTTCTGAAAACTTTTCTTTCTCCAGCCCATTGTCTATCTCTTTTAACTTATCGAAGCGTTCAATAATGATATCTTCAAATCTATCATAGAACTCTTCTGGGTCTAGGTCAAGGATTTCTACAAGTTCGAGAACAGAGAATCGATCAAGGATAAGTTGTTTAAGTTCGAAACTCATCTTTAATCCTGTCCATGCTAATCCATTCATGGTCGTACATACCGTTGTGTACACCACGTTTAATGATTACTCCCGGCCACCACATCTTGTTAGCCTCCCCTGCATAGTCATGCTTCCTATCGATGTAGCAACCTACGACTAGGCCCAGAAGTCTTCGTCCGTCAGGTCCAGTCCTCTCTGCGAAATCTCTAGTGTGAGTGTGGCCCTGCGTGCAGGATACGAACTGCTTGGTGAGTAGAGTGTATGCTTGATGTTCACCGCTTGTAGCTCTACCCATGACCCCCGTTGGGAAATAGTGAGCGTAATAAACACCATCGACTTCAACAGGTTCCAGAAAAGGATAAGCTTCCCAGCCAAAGTCTTCGTATTGTAGATCCTGTACGGAGATGGTTCCATCCAAGACAGCATCCTTCTGGATAGCTTTCTCAATCCTAGCATAGTCATGGTTCCCTGTTGTCATGATAAAGCGAGGTAGCTTCTTCTTAGTCTCGCGGATAGGCTTGAACATCAACTCCTGTGCGATGCAGGAAGCTTCGATATCCTTCTTGTACCTTCGTCCTTCGAAGCCCTTCGTACCCCTATCGTAGGAGCAGAGGGAAGGCATGTCAGCCCAGTCACCAATGCAGATAACAGTATCAGGCTTGACACTAGCGATGAGTTTACCAAGGTAACTGAACCGTGACAAGTCCTCATCTGGTGCTGCATGAGGATCAGGAATAATGAGATGAGTATTACTCAATAGCTATATCCTCTTCATCAAGAAGACCAACTGCAATGCAGAGGTCAACTTCCATTTCCTCTAGTGCTTCAGCCCACTCAGTATCATCTTGGTACATATCACCATCATCATACTTTGTTTCGAGATAGACCTTAACGAGTGCCTTCAGTTCCTCAAACTCTTCTCTGATTGTCATGATACTCTCCTATTAGAATGAATGGTGCTGGTAGTAGGACTCGAACCCACGACCTCCTGATTACAAATCAGATGCTCTACCAACTGAGCTATACCAGCTTGGCCTACCCTGCTGGACTCGAACCAGCGACCCATAGCTTAGAAGGCTATTGCTCTATCCAACTGAGCTAAGGGTAGTTATCAAATGATAATTAATCTGGTACCCTACCGTAGTTCTTCTCAGTAGTTAGATACAGATACAAACGCTTTGCCATTTCTGCATCGTCTCTTAAGATCCTTCCAAGAAGCACATGATTGCAGCGGTAACACAGCGCCCCTCGAATCTCTCCAGTCTTGTGATCGTGATCGACTGCAAGGTTTCTCCTTGGTCTGATCTTGTCAGGATGTCGTTGACATATAGCACAAGTTCCTCCTTGGAGTTGAAGAATCGTGTTGTATCCATCCTTTGTAAGACCAAAGTCTTTAAAGATTCTGCGCCATCTTGATGGGCTATCATTAAGTGGCTTCTTTGTCTTCGTAGACTTTCGGTTCTTCCTCAACATGGGTCAGCCATACTGGGCCAGTACTATAGATAAACTTTCTAAGTGGTACATCTGAATAACATTCTTTCTTAAAGGAACAATAGGAACAACCAGTAGACAGCTTCATGTTACCGGACTTACCCATTGGTTCGGGTTCGAAGCAGCGAGTAGGGGGTGTCTCTTTACTAACTACTTCCTTAACGTAAGCTATCCTAGCGTTAATGTCTACCCTATCAGTATCTTGCAGTGTCATAACAGCGATGTGACCATTCTGTTTGTCTACTGCTACGTAGGCACCATCGTTTATACCCGTACCAGTTAGGTACCCGGACAACTGGGGAATGTATGCGAAGGGATCATCGTTACGAAGGCTACCATCCTTAAACTTCTTAAAGGAATAAGGGGAGGTACTCTTTACATCGATTAGAACACCATCGATAACAGCATCAATGTGACCAACAATACCATCAACAGTAACTTCTCGCTGTCGATCCGACACAGTGTGACCCGACACCTCAGCGAGGAATAGGACAACCTCTTCGATAATGTCACCATATAGGAACTTAAGGTATGTCGGTCCATTAAAGTCTTCCTTTGGAATGGAACTGTTAACTTCATACCACAGCATACGATCAGGCTTGCCAATGTTAGACATCCTGAGTGTACGCTTCTCTGTCTTAGGCTTCATCCTGTCTTTGATTAGGCCAGCAAGACGATGCCCGAACTCAAGGCACGATGAGGTAATGTCCTCCTCAGTACCCTCTTCAAGTAGGTGGTGGATATCCTCAGCAAGGGTGTTAATAGAAGCCATTACCTATTGTCTCCATTACCCTGTAGCGTACCATTCTCCTGCCTCTTGCCCAACTTCTCTAGATTATGTAGGGCAATTGAACTCATGGGGAAACCATGATGACTAGCAAGGCATGAGAGATACCAGAGAACATCACCCAGTTCTGCAAAGATCTTCTCCTTAAACAAGGGAGTATAGTCTCCAAAGAAATGGTCAGACTCACTAGACCAGTACCGGGGATCACGCCGTGCTGCCTTCTGCATAAGGGACATAACCTCACCAACCTCAGCAGCAAGGCCATAGGTAAGGTGATCCTCGCTATCTACAAGAAGGGTAGTAAGAGCCTTGTTCTGGTAGTCATCAAGGTCCATCAGACAACTCCTTAATCAATCGGTTCAGGTACCACTGTGCCTTCTTGAGATCTTCTAGTGGCTTTTTCTTGTACCTCCAACGATGAAGATACTTCTTCGTGTTACCTTCGAGGTACCCAATGAATGTTTCGAAGGGCATGTTGTCCTTGAGGTAGTCGATGCACTCAACCCTACCAGAGTTGTAGTGGGAGGGAGACTCCACAGAATCCCCCTCCTTCGGCATTTCGTCAACAGAGTAGTACATCAATTAGGCTTCGATCTCAAACGATACCGACTTAGACTTCTTAGCCTTCACCTCAGGAGGCGGAAGTTCAGCAGACTTAGGGAAGGGATCAGCTTCTTCAGCGGTATCCATTGCATCAGCGAACTCGTTAGGCTTGCTGTACTCTACAAGCTCAACGATCTTAAGCGCACCGAACTTCTTCTTCTTGTTCTCTTCGTCCCAGTCAAGCATCTTACCAAGCTTAATGACTTTACCATACTTCGGGGTATCGTAAACACGCCAGTACACGATGCACTCAGAGTCGTTACCAATCAGTGCCTTCGAACGCTTACCATTCTGATCGATGATAACCATCTCAGATTCGAAGCCCTTCAAATCTACGACAGCATTACGAAGGGTGAGGAACTTACCACCATTGTTAATACGTTCCTTACCATCCTTGATCTTCTTATCAAGACGGAGTTCGATAAGCTTCTTCTCAATCTCAGGGGTAACAGCGAGGTTGATCTCGTAGTTACCAAACTGAGAAGGCTCCTGCACATGAGCGAAGTAAACCTTGGTACGAAACTCACCAGTAATAGTCTTCGAAGCAGTAGTCATTCGAGTAGTCTCCGCTAGTTGTTGATAGTCATATATTATCATGTCTTGATAGATTGTCAATGTGTTTCTGCCCAGTTGTTACCGATCTTGTACTCACCATCTAGTGGGCAATTCAAATCGAAATGCTCACCAGTATCTATAATAGACTGGACTTGTAGCTTGCCTAACTCTTCTGCCTTGCTCTCCTCTGTTTCAGTCTGCCATTCGTCATGGACCCAGACTGTCTGCTTGAACTTGATCTTATTCTTCTTGGCCTGAGTATACCATAGATAGTTAGCCATACGCATGATGACTGTCTCACCACCTTGAAGGTAGACAGAGAGAGCCTTATGGTCTGACTCAATCTTGATACGCCTACCGTCAAGGCTGACAAGGTACCCACGCTGTGCAGCCATAGCAGCCTTCCTCTTCAACTCCTTTAGTGCAGGAATAGAACGAAGGAAGTTATCCATAGCATCCCCGGCTTGACTAACAGAACAGTTCAAGATCTGTGCTACCTTAGCCTGACCAGCACCAAGCAACCAAGCGTAGATGAATGTCTTAGCTGTTGGTCTATCCTTACAGTACTCACCTAGTGCATTCTTATTAAAGGTATGAATGTCACCCTCAAGAAGAGTCTTCGTATACTCAGGGTCGTTCATGTAGTGGGCGAGTACACGAAGTTGTATTCCCGCAGCATCTGTTCCAACCAGCTTAGAGCCTCTTGGGACAGTCCAAGCCTCTCTGCATTCGTATGCAAATAGTCCAGATAAGCCACGTTCTGTGGTGATAGAGGGGATGTTAGCCATGTTGGGGTTCTGGTGTGAGGCTCTATGGGTAACGGTACCGGGAATGATAACTTGTCCGTGGACTCTACCATCTCCGTCCATTCTGTTAAGCCAGTCCTTTGCAGTCTTCCATCTTGTTTCAAGGATCTTCCATTTCTTTAGATCTTTAATACACTCTGGCATAGGGGTACCATCAGGCATACTATCAGGAATAGTGTTAAGGTTTTCCTGACAGATCTTCCAAGACTTCCCCGTCTTAGTCTTCACTGTCGGCTTCCAACCAAGCTCATCAAGACGCTTTACTATTTGATTTGGTGAGGCAAGGTTGAAAGACTCGACATCATCTTTAAGGCGCTTACCTGTCTTCTCTGAGTACCGCTCAGTGATGATAGGTGGGAAGAACTTTATAACACCTTCTTCGATACGGTTAGCCTCAGTTAATGCACCAGTATAAATGTTAAGTGCAACTTGTTTATCTAAAAGAAAACCATTTCTGATTTGCTCAGAGATAATATACTGGGTTGCATGCTCAAGGCGAATAGACTCAGCAGAAAAGCAAAAGAGCATACGATTAAGGTGCTTATAGACATGCTCAGTAATCTTAACGTCTCTCTTGCAATACTGCTTCATCTCTTCTGAGTAGACGGAGAACTCCTTGAATTGGATCTTCGCTTCACCGAGACGGTTGCCCCATGCTTCCAGTGAGTGGCCGTCAAGAGTTGGCTCCCACATTCTTGACATGACAAGAGTGTCGGATTGTTTTCCGAGAGGGATAGTGACGCCCCACAGACGGGACAGGACAACCGAATCAAAGGCGATACTGTTGTGTCCGATCCATTCAGCGTCATCGTTGTCTTCATAAAAGGCTCTGAAGTTCTCAGCGTCCCGAAAGATATAGTATCCTTCTTTCCCAGCAAACTTCGCAACCAAGAGGTGAATAACTGTAGCGTCGAGGGCATCAGTCTCTATGTCCCATATAATTTTCCCAGTCGGTGATTGCACTAGCTTGGTTCCTTAAATATCCTGCTGTAGCTTCTAGGATGTATTCCAACTTAGCAATGTTCTCCCGTCCATCCTGTCGTATAGTAGGTGGTACACTAGGAACGCACTGACTTTCGATGAACTCATTAGCCATCCTAAAGAAGGTAATGATTTCTTCTTGATCCTCTACAAAGATATGGAATCCCTCTTCTGAGATCCATCCGTCAACATGCAAGTCTACTTTAATTGTCATCTTCGTTCTCCACTGGTGTATCAGGTTGCTCTTCGATAAGCCTACCAGATTCGGTATGATACCGCAAGTGGGTAGCAAGACCAGTCATACCAGAGAACCTGTTCTTAACAACACGTACCCTTACGATGTGCCTCTCTGCTGGATCATCCGCTTGCGTATTACGTTCAAGACCCAGAATGATATTACTAAGCTGCCCAATTCCGGCAGTCCCGCGAATATCAGAAAGACTAACAGCAGCACCCTCTTCATGTGATTGACCATTCGGCTGTCTCCTAAGATGAGCAGCCATGATAATACAGACAGAGAGTTCAACTGTCAAAGTCTTAAGCTTAGTTGCAATCTCATCCAAGGCACGGCGCTCATCACCATTACTCTGATCTGATACGACGATACTGATATGGTCTAGGATGATATACTTGCAATCCAATGCGCGAACAAGATAACGAATAGTACCCAAGATCCTGTCAATACTGTTTGATCCAAAACTGTCATACAGAAAGACACGCCCAGATCCCACAGTCGCCTTGTACGCATCATCAAACTCATCTTTGGTATACTCTTCATCGGGTAGGTACATCCGCTTATTAGCATGGACTGACATAAGACCAAGGCCAGTGTCACGGATGGGTTCTTCTAAGAAGAGTACACCTACGTTAGCCTTAGTGTTATTCAGTAGACCATAGACTAACTCTCTGAGGAATTGTGTCTTTCCAACGCCTGTTCCAGCAATGACAGTAACAAGTTCTCCAGTCCTAAGTCCATAGGTATAATCATTGACACCATCCCACGGGTAGTTAACAGAGTCATACTCAGGCTTTGTTCTGAGTAGATCATAGATGCTTGCCCCGGATACAATGCCATCGGGGGTGAATGGTCCTGCTGTTCTGTGCTGCTCATAGAACTCCTTGATATTATTATTGACAAGATAATCAGAAGCATCCTTGTGCATAGCAAGCTTCATGATCCTTACTTTCTTAGGATCAAACAAGGATGCCGCCTTAGTCTGTGCTTCCTGCCCTGCCTTGTCATTGTCGAAGGCAAAGAAGATACGCTTAAAAGAATTTACCCACTCATAGTTACGCTTAAGATCTGAGACAGCGGTACTAGCAGAGCATACCGATACGACTGGTTCGTTAAGCATCTGGTGTGCAGACAAGGCATCAAGCTCACCCTCTACAATGGTAAGCGTGTTACCACCCTGAGGGAATAGGTTCTGACCAAAGAGTTCAACACCCCCCGGAGAACCAGACCAAGGGAAACCAGCCTTATCAGGAAGCCGTGTCTTAACAGCGACAAGCTTACCGTCCTTATAGTAAGGATAGTGGTGCTTACCATCCTGCTGTAGCACACGGTACAGTTCGACAGTCTTCTGATTAATGTTCCGGTCAGGGATAGCGGATAACTCGCCCTTCATCTGGACTGGAGTGTTAGACATATCAGTCATCTCTTCTGAACCTTCTTGATTGTTAGTATCATTGAAGTATTTATTACACACGAAACAATACTGGTGGTCACCGTAGTCGTACAGCCCATCACTCGATGTCCCACAGGGGCATGGTAGGTGCTTCCTCATTCTCTACCTCTTTATAAAGGACTGTCTTCTGGATTACGTTAGAGCATTCTTTACAGGGTGTAAACGTGTACACCCCATCTCTACGCTCTAGATAAATTTCCCCATCGGGACAATCCTTATTACAAATGTAACATCTCATCTTGTTCTATCCCGATAGGGAAGATTATACAATCTCCCAACACCTAACATAGAAATGCTTACCAAGCTTCTCTATCTCCTGCTTTGGGTACCCTACTTCAACAATCCAGTCAAGGATTCTATGCTTGTGTTCTTCAGGGCATACCTTAGGAAAACTGTAACGCCATCCCTCAGGTGGATCAACCATAAGCTTCATCTTAATAGTCCTTCAGTTGCTGTTGAAAACTGTTGAGATATTCTTTTACCTTATAGATACCATCAAGTGCAACGAGATCACCAAGTGATACCTCTAAGACAGAGAGTAGTAGTTTCCTTCGTCGTTTCCTTACTGCTTCTTCTGCTTGTGTGTCAGTCATGTGCGTTCTCTTGGACATAAGCCATCCTCATGACCAATTGAATGGACATCCATCTCACGATAGTCCAGTGCGGCGCGGGCGGCGGCTTTAATGGCCTCTCGCGCTTGATAAACACCATCCAGCAAGCCTGCCTCATAGCAGTCCTTGGGTGTCATTGCTGAGTAGTCGCGATCTGGCACCACCACATCAACATCCACTGTCGGCGCTTCAAGTAGGGCTGCGTTGATGCGCGTCAGCATCTTGCACTCCTCGCTGTCAGACCAAATCGCCGTCTTGGCGTGGCCCTGCCAGACCTTCACTTCGGCCTCAAGCTGCTGCATTCGTTTTGCCATGATGCAGAAGGTGGTGCCACCCTGACCGTAGACAAGGCCAGTCTTGCCGTCCGTGAACTCGCACTGCCATGTGGCAAGGGAGGCGTTCTCGGCCTCAAGCTGCTCAATGCGGTCGGCGGCTTCGTGCATCACCGTTCCTGCGGCAGGACATTCATAGCCGCTGCTAACCATAGGCCCCCAAGCCCGCAGCCTTTCCACAAGGTCACTCATCGCTGGCCTCCTGCTTCGGAAGGGGGAGGATGATGGATGGCTCCGCAAAATACTTGCCGTGGATCATCCCCGTCCAAGCGCCGAGCGCGGCTGTGATGGCGGCGCGGGCGTGAGCCTTGAAATAGGCGCAACCACACTCATCCGGGTAACAGCGGCAAGGCCCGCAGTGCGTCTCACAGATAGCCCTCGCCCCCGCCTCCAGCGCAGCCGGTGGGATGATGATGTCACTCATGATCTTCAACCTTAGCATCAACCTGAGGATGGAGACACAGAGCATTCCATTCGATGAACTCTCCCGCTTCCTTCTTCTTATCCAATGTCTCCGTTAGTGCTTCCTTTTCAGGACACACTGATAGTTCCTTACTGTGCAACTGTAACTCACCTTGGTTTGTAACTATTGCAAGGATTAATATCGCTACCTTCATCTCTTGGTACTCCTTATGTTATACTATATGTTTATCTATAGTTCCACCCCGTAGGCAGTGACCTTATTCTATCGATTCTTTCTGAGTTGTAAAGGACAATATGTAATCACGGATCTCTATCAGTTCCCGGTAGAGTGAGCCCGGTTCCTCTAAGAAGAAATGATTCTCCTGATCTAGGACATACAGCCTGTAATCAAGGGCCTCAATGATAAGTTCTAAGTCTTCTTTAGGTAGGTTGAGGATCATGATCTATCTCCAGTATTAGCAGGACGGACAACGTAATAGCGAGTATGGTTTAAACCCCTTATAAAGGGTACTGAGGGGCGCTTGTCACTGTAGGGTACATCCCTACCATCATGGTCAGACTTGCGTCTGTAGTGTACGTGCCTGTCGATTTTTAGGTAGTGTTTATAGACGAGGGCAAGGACTACGTTCTTCGTAAGACCAGTCTCCTTACTGATCTTCTCACATGACAGCCCTCGCTTGCGTAACTTGCAGATTGTATCGATAGTCTCTTGACTGTGATTAACCTTTGCCATTATTCAAAGTACTCCCCTGATACAGGTGTATCTGTTTCAATGTCACTGTCAACAAACTCCCAAGTAAGCGTCGCATGTACAGCCGCTTCTTCCTGTGCAATCTGAGCAGCTTTATGTCTGTTAGGTGCAATGACTTCGATTGTTGTATGGTAAACCTCAGTCTTCCATACATTTACTTTATATTTAGCAGCCATACTTATGCCACCTTATTGACACGATTAACAATGAGATTGATCTTCTTCTTAGGTGTATGCAGTGGATAGACTACCAAAGAAGTAGACTTATCCCAACACGCACGACAAGGACCACACTTACCACCGCGAGTATAAGCATCGCACATCTTTCCATTCTGAATTGTATCTGTAACTGACTGGACTACGACAGAGCCATGCTCACTGGTGTACTCACCGTGTGTACTGGGTGAGGAGAACCGAACGGATACATTCGGCAACTCTCTGAGCCTATCCAACCAGTATCTAATCTTGGGAATGTTATAGGACTTACTTGGTATCCAGTGATTACACCAAGGGGTACGCCTTGCTACCTCATGGATCTTCTGTGCTAGTGGAGCGGTATAGATGTCACCGCTATCGAACCAGCGAAACCAACGCTCATTGTCTAGTGCTGCAACCATATCATCAGCCCAATCGGGACGCTTCCAATCCTTACGATTGGATAAGCGAGGGGCCTTGACATTATCCATACGATAGAAGCCAGACTTAGCATAGCAATCAGCGCATACCTCGATGACTTCCTTAGTCAAAGGATTAATAGAACCGGGACAAGTATCCCCTGCTTGGAGGGACCACGATTTACCCGGCATCTTACTCGCCTTACTAAGCAGGACAGGCATGTTATCTTTCTCCTATAAGTTTAACGTCTGCTTCTGTTTCTATCCATAGTTTAGCACCACATGGACGGGGATTATCAGGGCGGTATACCATAGCAGAGGGACCAAGGATTGCTACCTCCATACAATAACGAACAACTCCGTCCTCTTCTACACGACAGACAGGATCAGAGTTACCTCTCTTTGCATTAGCTTGAATGATGTTACGATTGATATGAATTATCTTCATGATAGTTAGAACTCCTCCATTGCATTGTCAGACCAACCCATTGGTTCCTCATAAATAGACCAGACAATAACTTCCTCAGTTACATCAACGTCTACTTCTGTTTCGTATTGGACATAGACTTTATCCCACCCACCCATGTTACGGAAGGTATACTTCTTTGCCCAGTCAATAGCTTCCTTCTCAGTCCAGAGTGAGTGCAATAAGCAAGTCTCATCACTGTCTAGATCATATCCGTATACGTGATACATTATTCGTTCCTCATACACATTAGTCAACCTCCTCAATTGGTAGTGCCGATACCATACAAGTTACCCAGTTGTGCAGATCCTCTACCGCATAAGCAGCCTCTGATTTTTTATACTTCCTACCAGTGTACTGCTCTGCCATCTTGAGTAACTTAGTGATAGTTACCCCTCTAGTAGGCATCATGCCAGTCTTCATCCAAAGCTTGATGCTAACCTTGATCATGTTAACACGATACAATGAGGTCGCATCAGTACCTACGTATGATGTAACCTCACCCCTACCCCTGCTATACCTAATAAAGCTATCGCTCACAGTGCTTCTCCCATAATTGCTGCATCCCAACCTAACGTGTACTGACCCTTGTCATAGACAGACATAGCAGTACCATGACACAACTCAGATACATTCTTCTCGAATGATACCCAGTAGTGAGGGTAAAACTCCTTACCTTCCTTACAGTCAGCATAACCCTGCCCGTAAGGATCATTCATGTGCTTAATAGATACAAGTTGCATCATGTCACCTTCTTGATAAGACCAGCTTCCATGTAGACGTTTGCGAAGAACTCCCTGCCTAAGCCTGTAATGTGAGGACGATTGGCAACGGTAAGCATACCATCCTGCCTATATTCAGGTCCGAACAGACTTGTTTCGATGTACCGGAGAGGTTTACCTACCTCCTCCTTAAGTACCTTCTTGCTAGGATACTTTACAACGAGTGTCATTACGATACCCTCTCCTTGCTAATCCAATAGACGTTAGGTTCCTCTCGCATAACATTCTCAATGAACCCCTTCTCTAGCTCTGCCTTCTTCATGCTAGAACATACCCTACTGATATAAGTAGAACTGTACTTAGAATTAAACCCCATGAGTACATAGACATACTTGTTGCGTGCCATATTAGTTTACCCTTCTGTTTCAATATGTTAGCGATCAGGACCATAGAAGTAGCGCATCTCTGCCCTACGTTCTGACTCATACTCTATCTCAGCTTGCACATGTTCTAGATACTTTTTCTCCTGTTCCTCTGTCATCTTACCATGATCTGGCACGACAACCTTGCCACTACCATCGCAGCAATCGCATACTCTATCATAGTTACCAGCAAAATAGTCTTCTATAAATTCCTCTCCTTGTTCATTTAGTTCATCCCAAGTGTACGAACCAAGGTAAGCAGATGATCTACCATCACCACTGCAATGAGAACATATCTCCCACTTATATGGTACTTGGACAAACTTATCTTCTTCCTCTGAGTAGTAACCCGGATACTTTGCCATGTTAGTAGTTCCTATAAGAGTTGACAGTAACGCGATAGTGCCACCCATCTTCGTGTTTGTGAAGATACTCAGGCTTCTGTGCTGAGAAAGACCTACACCCACAGCAATCATACTCATGATGACAACCCGAATGGGAGAAGGCATCTATTAAAGCCTGATCAATATCATCAAGACGCCCTGCCCCATTTGGGATAACGACTACCTCATAGATATGCTTAAGAGGTTCCGTTTCTTCGAAGTCATGATCATCCGTGATCTCCCTCCACTTCTGGGTAGACACTATCTCAAACTCACCAATAGCTTTCCACTCGTCTTCATTCCTCCACGTATCAGCGTATACATGAGTAAGCCTAAGCTCTAGCGTTTGCATGTTAGATCCCTTTCCTGCCTTCTATATAAAGCAGAGTTACGATTGCAACCATAATGCAGTACATACCAGCCGTTAGAAACATTTCCATTCTGATCTCCTAGTTTTCACAGAAGTACAAAGCGACACTCACCGCATCTGCATAGTCATCCGTGTAGTAGTCATCGCGGAACCACCCATCGCTACCCGTATCGAAGGTAACCGTGTATTCCCTGTACTTCTCATCAAAGTAAACGTCAGCTTTCTTCAAACCAAAGTCAAAAGTCTTTATCTTCTTCATGTTAGTTGCTCCTATTAAATTACCTAACAGGCTTTCGCCTAATCTTTACTACTTTCCAGCCACTTCGCCGCCTTCTAGGCAACTACCTTCTAGACAATTAAAAAAAAAATAAGAAAATTAAAAGCAGTTTTACTACATGCTTAGGTAGCGTGAGGGCCTTATGCCGCTACAGCTCAGCTCCCCCACAAAAGAATAGATTTACAAAAGAAATTGATTTCCCATGTGGGAAAAGGACTAGGATTTTATTCTAAAATTAGGTACGAAAAAAGAGGCCACCCTTTCGGATGACCTCTTGGTGTTTCTACTTAGGCAACTTCCATAAACTTCTCGATAGCCTTGATGATAACACTATCAAAAGTTTTGATATTCTTTTCTGTCATACCTAAACGCTTCTTAATGATGTGCTCCACGTAAGAGGGCATTTCCATTTCGTTCAAGTCAACAGACGGGATACGCGGCGTTTCCTCAGCTTCCTGAGACTTCGCAAGCTTGTTCGCATGGGCAATGGCCTTCTTCCATGCTGCGTGATCTGAGTAGTTGTGACCAACGGCAAGCTCTATCGCCTTGCGGGACATGGAACGGTAGTTCGCCAGTGTCTTAGGCATGGGATTTCCTTCCAAGCCCGCATCCCGGTCTGACCAACCGTTCGTGCGGGCGATGCTTGCCCAAACCATATTGACGTCGGTTCCGTTGCTCTCAGCTTCCCTAAAGGCATGCAACAGCTTGTCGGAGAGTTGCACCATTCCGTTGCCCTGCGCGACATAGAGCTTGGCAATTTCATTTGCGGCTTTGATATAGTTAATAGACATAATGTTTTACTTTCCTTTGTTGATGTTGATTGGACTGATTGGCCAGTCCCCTAGTTTCCCACATGGGAAAACAGGAAACTAAGGGACTAGCCAAACCAACCCCCGCTTGTCAGACGGTAACGGGTAAAGGCAATTTAGCTAGTTGGTTTCCATTCTAATCTCAGCTCTTTGGCATCTACGATTAGGCCGGACCTAACAGGCATAGGTCGCCCCGCCCCGATTGGGGTTGGTAAGTCATTTACAATGTGAAACAGCAGGTAGTGGCCTCACCTTAAGGGTGGAGCTGGAAACCTGTCAAGGGTGCTACCAGTGCATAAGGGTATGTTTGTTTTGCATGGCTCTTTCCTTGTGATATCAATGGGTTAAATCTCTACTGGATTAGTGGTGTATTATTTCACTAGTGATGTCCATATTGGGAATATCTTTATTCCTATGGTTCACTAACAGTTGTCCTGGGTGTTTCTAGGAATAGAAGAACAATCCCCATGTGGTCTAACCCATTGATATTCCTCGGTATGTTTATGCTTGACAGGAATGTATACCCATCGGGCTTTGACCCCATGCTAGGTATGTAGTCCTAGGAAATCCGTAGGATTATATTCCGTCCATGCGACAGAAGGTAGCAGCTTTTATTCCTAACCTGTGAATATATTCCTAGTGCTTCCCCTTGAATAGGATTATAGTCCTAGCATAAGATTAAACGGGTGGGAGGGGGGTTTAACTACCCCCTATCCCCCTAAATCACACCATGAATTTTTCTCAGAAAAATTTCTAGCAACCGGCTTACCCTTAAGTAAGGTTGATATACTGTGGTATTAATATCACACAAGGAGTTTATTTAGCCTTTAGGCATGTTTATTCTTGACTGGGAGCGGGGGATTAAACATAATCTCTTGACTCCCGATTCAGCATATGTTATAATAACCATATGTTAAACCGGGGGGATTAAACTTAAGTTAGACTAGTCATAGTCTGGGGTAAGAAAATCTTATAGGTTTCTTCTACTAAAGGTTATAACTAATAGTTAAACCATAGATTAATCTCTAACTTACGTAGAGTTAAACCTATGGTAGGTAAACCAAACTTAATCTTTTATTTGTGTCTTCTTAACTAACGTAGTCTATTAAAGGGTCCGAATGCCTCTTTACGCTGTGACAGGTGCGCTTAACGTAGTTGTAAATGATACCTCAGTTAGTCGAGGTCTTTACGCTGCATCTGGTGCTATGCGTGTATCCCTTGTCGCAGGGACTTCTTATACTGGTCTATACGCCCCGGATGGTTCAATTAACGTCTGCATTGATAGCACTGGCCTTGGTAAGTATCACCCCTCTGGGGCATTGCGTGGGGTAACCCAGACAGTCCTTACTACAGCAACGGGATTGTATGCTCCGACTGGTGCTACTTTTATGGTTGGTCTTCTGACTTCCTCTGAACTCCTTCTCTATAATGATTGGGCTGGCTTCAGTATTGATTTCGTCTCTAATGATTACACTATGAAGAACGCAAGTGGGGCTGAACAGTTGACTGGTATTACTCCGAATACAATTGAGTCTGCGGTCTTTGCGACTGACTTTACTGATAACTCTTATTCATTGAGGTATTAATTTAATATGGCTACAGTACAGACAGGTATCGCCACCTCGTTCATCGACTTTACCCGTGCATCCAATGCGACCGTCACCGACAGCGATGGTCTGGTAAAGTGGGCTCCACATAATCTGCTGACGAACAGCGAGAACTTTGATGCGGCGAGTTGGACGAAATCCAACGCAACTATAGCCGCAAACTCCGCAGTTGCGCCAAACGGCACTACAACAGCAGATAAAGTGTACCCCACCATTAACGGAATTGGTCGTGGCGTTAACCAGCGTGTACTAATAGATGGACCTACCAATTATTCTGTTTCTATCTATGCAAAAGCTGCCGGGAAAAACTTCATAGCGTTTACGGATTTAGCAGCGGCAGATTTTAGGGCGTGGGTAAATCTTTCTACGGGCGCGAAGACTGAAACAGCTGGATACTTTGTGACTGTTACGAGCGTAGGTAATGGTTGGTATAACTGCGTCTTCACACAGACAGCCACAGCCGCAAACCCATACGCATATGTCGTGGTTTGTGACGCAGACAGTTCTGCTGCCGTAACTGTTAACGGCACTGACGGCGTCCACCTCTGGGGAGCCCACCTCTACCGCTCCGACCTTGGCGGCATGCAGCCGAACACCTCTGCGTACCCGATGTATAACCCCACGACACCGAAGAATTTGCTGGGGTTCACGGAGAACTTTGAGAATGCGGCGTGGTCGAAATCCAACACCGCTGTTACGGCAAACGCAATTACTGCACCAAACGGACTGCAAACTGCTGACCTATTTGTTCAGACTTCAGGAACAACTGGCGGGTCTATTTTCCAGAGCAGTGGGCCTACGTGGTCTTCCAACAGCATGGTTTTGTTTAACCTTGCTACGGGAACAGTTGGCACTGTAACGGCGGGTTCGTTCACATCAACGTCAATCACTTCAGTAGGCGATGGCTGGTATCGCTGCGCTGCCGTGAAAGATGGATACACGCTCTCTTTCTATGGCAAAGCTGGCGCATGGTCTTCTGTGGCTTTGCAGACGTTCAGTTCAGAAAAAATGCGTCTCTACCCAAGCACGTCTTCTACTGCCCAGACAGGAACCGGAGACGGCACCTCTGGCATCTACCTCTGGGGAGCCCAACTCTCCGACAGCGCCAGCCTCGACCCCTACGTTCCCGTCTACGGAGCCGCTGTTACGAGTGCAGCGTATTACGGCCCGCGCAGGGATTTCGATCCGGTGACGCTGGCTTGCAAGGGGCTGCTGGTTGAGGAGCAGAGGGTCAACCTTATCCGCTACTCACGCACGCTCGAAACAACGGCCAGCTATTGGGGTGGCTTGGCATCCGGTACGGCAAACACAATCACCATCGACAACGCACCGGGGCCGGATGGTCTTTCGACGTCTGCTTCGATGATTACCTACAACACGGCGGTGACGGGCGCAGGGACTTACAGTGCATGGCGGCATACGCTCTCAACGACAGCCAATGGCACTTACACATTTACCATTTGGCTAAAGGCTGGCACCACCAGCAGCGTCTACCTGCGCTTTAGTGACAGCGGTGGAAATCGTGCAAACACGCTCTGCACTCTCACCTCATCGTGGCAGCGTTTTACCGTCACTGGAACAACTACGGCTTCCATTACGACTATCTCTTGCGATGTCGGTGCAGATGGCAACGCTGGTGGGCAGACGCTGACCGCTGGCACTGTGTACGCCTACGGAGCGCAGCTTGAACTGGGCAGCTTTGCGACAAGCTACGTGCCGAATGGTTCTGCCGTTGCAGGAGCCACCCGCAACGCTGACGTTGCCAGCGTCAGCACGCAAGCGTTTCCGTATAGTGCGACTGAGGGGACGTTGGTGGCGAATGTATCAACATTTGACACTTCGTCTAATCTTCCAACTCATATCAATCTGAGCGATGGAACGACAAGTAACTACATAAGGATGAACGCGCAGCCAACATCGTACAAACTGCGGAACTACGTTCGCGCTGGTGGGGCTGATGTGGTCAATTCGACAATAGGCGGAGTAACTGTTGTGAACGATCCGTTCAAAGCGGGTGTTTACTACAAGACAAACTCGTTCAACAGCAGTGTTAATGGTGCGATTTCTACAGAGGTGACAACTGGTGCTGTACCCTCTGCCGCAACAACATTGTCACTTGGTAATTGGTTTGTATCTGCTGGTACGTTCTTGAACGGCCACATCCGCCAGATCACCTACCTCCCGCGCCGCATCAGCAACGCCGAACTCCAGACGAGGACAACCTAATGACAATCGAAATCTTCGCATGGTGTTCCTCCCGCGAACTCTTCGTCACGGGCATGACCACAACGGCACTGCCTGACGGCTCAATGCTGGCAACCGTCGATGAGCAGGGCAGGCTCATCCCGCATGAGGGCGTCATCATCGACGAGATCGGCCCGGTGACGAAGGTGCCTGCAACGGAGGATACTCCCGCAGTCATCATCGCTGGGCATCACGTCAACCTAATGGCAACTGGCGCTATCGCTAGCATGCTTATGATGGGACCGCCTGATGCTGAAGGTAACCCGACCACGCTGCCGCAGTACGATGACGAGGGGAAACTTCTGTCGGTCTTCCAGCGCACCAACATCCTGTCGCTCATTCCCGGCATGGTGTGGACTGCTATTCCCAGTCCCGGTGTTCCCGGTGGGTATGAGGGTCCGAATGGCGTGTGCCTCTTTGATCCGGGTGCCGTTCACAATAGAGCAAGAGTCTTTCTGTAATGGCTAAGAAACCTAATATCAGTACAGTCAGTACAGGTTATCAGGCAACTGAAACTATTAATGATAACTTTAATAATCTTAGGAATGGGTTTGAGAATACTCTTTCTTTAGATGGATCTACTCCGAATGCAATGAATGCAGACCTAGACATGAATGGTAATTCAATCATGAATGCTGATGGTCTGTACGTTAACGGTGTAGATATCTTTTCAATATATAATAGAGTCACGATTAGTACAGACTCTCCGTCTGGTGGTATAAACGGGGATATCTGGTTTAAGGTTTCTTCTTAGGGGTAAAACGGAATGGCTGCTCTATCAAACTACGCTGAGAAGCTTCTTCTAGACTGGCTTGTAACAACGGGGAGTGCTACTCGCCCGACAGTTTGGTATGTTGCCCTTTATACCGCTGCACCGTCTGACTCAGGTGGTGGTACGGAAGTCTCTGGGTTTAACTACTCAAGGAAGACTATCACCTTTGCTGCTGCTACTTCTCCTGATGGTTTTACAAGTAATACAAACTCTCTCTTGTTTACTGCTATCGGTGGTGCTTGGGGTACGGTAACACACCTTGGAATCTTCGATGCTGTAACCTCTGGTAATCTCCTGTGGCATGGAGCATTAACGGCTGGTAAGACTATCTCTGATGGGGATTCTCTTGAGTTTCTCGCTGGGGATATTGGCCTAGCACTCGCTTAATTAGTATGCCTGAGTTTCGTATAACAGAACTCGGTGACTTCAGAATTACTGAGGGTAGTGATTCTAGAATCCTTGAGAAGTTTGGACCTACGCTGACTGGTGTCGGTTCTTTCAGTAATTATACAAGCTTCAATCTTAATTTCCTCTCTGACTATTATTTAATAACAGATAATACAGGAAACATAAATAGTAGGGTAACGTATAAAGCTAAGTTTGAAGCTATCTCTATTCCTGCTGATAGAGTTACAGAGGCTGGTGATACAAGAGTTACTGAGGATGGTTTAATAAGATCTACAGAAGCGTTTAGTTCTAATTCTGGTAGTTCTTCCATTTCTGCATCTGGTAATAAGATTGTATTCGACTCCGAACTTTATGTAAAATATCTAACTAACTGGAAGATTGGTACACCGTATATTAATTACCAGAATAACTGGATTCTACCAATAGCGATATATAAGTATGTAGACAATAATTGGGTGAGGGTTAACTAAGAATGGCTAACATTAAAATCTCAGATCTAACAGCGGCTGCATCTGTTTCTGGGACACAGCAGTTTGAGGTTAACGAAGCGGGTACCAGTAAGAAGGTTACCGGAGCACAGATTGCAACGTATGTCGAAGGTGAGATCTCTTCGTCTCCATCCTTTACTGGTCAGGCTTCAGTCGCTGCTGGTACTGCTGCTCTACCTTCTATTACGGTTACTGGTGATACGAATACGGGTATCTACTTTCCGGCAGCGGATACCGTAGGTATTAGTACTGGTGGTACTCTGAGAGTCTCTGTTGATCCTGCTGGTAGCCTTGTTACTGCTGGTAACATTGAACTTGGTAACGCTTCTGATACGACTATCTCAAGAGTCTCTGCTGGTGTCATCGCTATTGAAGGACAGGTTCTAGCAACTCAAAATTATGTTCTATCTAATACACCCGCTGGTTCTCTTATGCCTTTTGCTGGTACGACTGAACCTTCTGGCTGGTTCTTCTGTGAAGGGCGCAGTCTTTCAACTACGACTTATGCTACGCTCTTTGCTGCTATTGGTTACACCTACGGCGGCAGCGGAGCAAACTTCAATATTCCAGATCTCCGTGGTCGCGTCATTGCGGGTCAGGATGATATGGGTGGGACATCCGCTAATCGCCTGACGGGACTCTCCGGTGGCGTCAATGGTGACACTCTGGGTGGAACGGGTGGCACTGAGGCCCATACCCTGTTGACTGCTGAGACACCAGCGCACCAGCATTTTGTAGCCAACAACAACACTGGCACCGCAGCTCTTAATTCTACGAATTATCTGAATGATTCTGCTGTATACGGCAGTCCCAATCAGGAATCAAAGTACACTCTGGCAGGGTCTGCAAACGTAGCTATTAATGGTTTGTCCAGTTCTACCGGAGGCGGTGGCGCGCACAATAACGTACAACCCACGATAATCCTTAATTACATCATTAAGGTTTAATCTGTGGAACAGTGGCAGATTGAGGTAGCGGAAAGGTTGGCTAGGATTGAAGCTAATCAAGAATACATGAAGGATGGTATTAAAAGTCTGCCTCAGTCTGAGCAGTGTCTTAAAGACATCTCTGAATTACAGGATGAAGTTGAAGAGCTTCAGGCATTTCAGACAGCTATTAAAGAGAAGATTGCTTATATTGGTGGGGTAATTGTTATTATTGGTATGGCTATTCCGTATGCCTTTCAATGGATAGCTTCGCATATTCACTGGAGAACACCGTAATGGATATCAACGCTTCATCTGAAGCAAAGCTTAAAAGAGTCCACCCGGATCTAGTCAAGGTAGTTCGGCGTACTGCCAAGCTAATTACTAACGTAAGTAAAGATAAGTCTTTTGGATTTGTCATTACCTGTGGTGCTAGAACTCTAGAAGAACAGAAGAAGTTGCTTAAGGCTGGTGCTACGACTACGCTTAACTCTCGCCATATTCCCGGTAAGGATGGTACTAGTAAGGCTGTAGACTTTGCTGTTACACTAAACGGTAAGATTAAGTGGGACTGGCCGTTGTATGCAAAGCTTGCCGCTATCGTAAAGGAAGCTGCCAAGCTAGAAAATATTCCTATTACTTGGGGTGGAGACTGGAAGTCTTTTAAAGATGGTCCTCACTTTGAACTGCCTAGAAATAAGTATCCATAATTAAGGAGATTAATATGTTTTCATCGATGGATAAGGCCCTTGTTGCACTAATCATGTCGGTCATCTTCCTGCTTAACTTCTTCTTTGGTATCAACCTTGGAGTTGTTAGTCAGGATACTGTTGCTACGATTGTCAGTCTTCTGACTCCTATCCTTGTCTGGGCTATTCCGAATAAGCCTAAGCCTGTCTAATGTCTTGGCAGGAGATCCTTGCTATAGCCTGTATCGTAATCGGGCTTATAGCTGGTGGTTATCTTGCTGCACAAAGACCAGCCTTCTGGGTTGAGTTCTTCACTAGAATATTAATTAGTTTTCTACCGTTTGCCATGAAGTACATCTCTAAAAGAATGACTCCAGAAGAAGAGGAAGCTTATAGAAATTGTGTTCGTCGTGGTGGTGAGTGGGATCATTTCAGGAAAAGATGTAAATAGTATGGCTGCATTCCAGACAAAAGGTTTGTTCTACGAGACTACACTCCCGGATGAAAGACCAATCTTCGGGACATCTTGGACATTGAAAGAAGACGATCACCGTGCTGATGGTACTATCTATAAAAGCATGAAGAAGGTTTACATTCAGATGGAGGATGTAACTGAGTATGACTTTGCTATGGCTACACTTGGTTCCTTTAAACACTGGGAAAGAGTCCTAGAGTCTCCTTCTATCCGGAAGCATGTAGACCAGTGGAGGAAGGAACTTAACCTCAAGCTTAAGGCTAGGGCTATGCGCTCGATTATTAAGGCTGCTACTGAGGATGAGAAGCTTTCTTTCCAAGCTATGAAGTACCTCGCTGATAACGAGTATCTAGACAAGCAAGGTAAGCGTGGTAGGCCCAGCAAAGATGAGATCAATGCTGAACTTCGTAGAGAAGTAGAAAGTAGTAAGAACTTCAAGGATGACGCTGAGAGAATTGGTCTGAAGCTTCAGTAATGGCAAACCTTGATGACATCAGAGAAGCTGCTGAACAGGATCTAATTACTTTTATTAGACTTGTTGCACCGCAGCGTGTCCTTGGATCTGTCCATGAAGAACTCTGCCGTTGGTGGAACCGTGAGGATGCTAAGACCCATCAGCTTACTCTTCTTCCTAGAGATCATGGTAAGTCTGCACTAGTAGCCTACCGTGTAGCTTGGGAATTAACCCGAGATCCTACCTTGAGGGTGCTGTATATCTCTGCTACCTCTAACCTAGCACAGAAGCAGCTATCATTTATCAAGGCTATCTTTACTTCGGATATTCATAGGCGGTACTGGCCTGATTATGTCCACTATGACGAAGGTAAAAGAGAGAAGTGGACTATGACTGAGATCAGTCTTGACCATCCTAAGAGAAAAGCTGAGTCAGTCCGTGATCCCAGCATCTTTACTGGTGGTCTTACGACCTCACTTACTGGTTTGCACTGTGATATTGCTGTTTTGGATGACGTTGTAGTCTATGAGAATGCGTATACCCAAGAAGGTAGAGACAAAGTTAAGTCTCAGTATTCTCTTTTGTCTTCTATTGAGGGCGCTAATGCTAGAGAATGGGTGGTGGGTACCCGGTACCACCCCAAGGATCTATACTCAGAACTCCTCAGCATGGAGGAAGACATCTACAATAGTTCCGGTGAGATCATAGCAGCAGAACCTATCTATGAAACCTTCGAAAGGGCTGTAGAAAATACTGGTGATGGTACTGGAGAGTTCCTTTGGCCCCGTCAGGTAAGGCATGATGGTAAAGCATTCGGCTTTGACATCCAGATTCTAGCTAAGAAGAGGGCTCAGTACTTAGATAAGACCCAGTTTAGATCTCAGTACTATAATGATCCCAATGATCCTGACAATCGTCCTATTGACTATGATAAATTTCAGTATTTCCAAAAAGAACACTTGACAAATACACATGGTTCATGGTATTATAGGGATCGAAAGTTAAATGTTTTCGCGGCAGTTGACTTTGCTTATAGTCTTAGACGCAAGGCAGACTATACTGCAATTGTAGTTATTGGCGTGGACTTTGAAAACAATGTTTATGTTCTTGATATTGACCGATTCAGAACAGATAAGATTTCTGAGTACTTTAGCCACATCCTTGAACTCCTTAATCGGTGGGACTTCAAGAAACTCAGGGCAGAAGTAACAGCGGCTCAGGCTGCTATTGTCCAAGAGTTAAAGGATAGTTATATTCGTCCTCATGGGCTTATGCTGAAGATTGAGGAGCATAAACCTACGAGACACTCTGGTTCTAAGGAAGAGCGTATGGCTGCGGTCCTTGAACCAAGGTACGACAATCTTAGTATCTACCATTATAAAGGTGGTAACTGTCAGCTTCTTGAAGAGGAACTCGTCAGCAATAACCCACCACATGATGACATTAAAGATGCTCTTGCTTCCTGTATTGAGATTGCGGTTCGCCCGTCTTCTAATATGCATAAGAGAACATCGAATAATAACATAGTTTATTCTGAACGATTTGGCGGGGTTTCGCACTAATGGTTGGTACAACTCTAGACATGAAGCTGATTATCAGCCCCGACAGCGTTGCTACGGAGATCTCTGATAAGTGGCGTCTCTGGAACCAGCAGAGAGTTGGTAAGCTTGAAGAGTGGAAGGAACTTAGAAACTATCTCTTTGCTACGGATACAAGATCGACTAGCAATAGTTCTCTCCCTTGGAAGAATAGCACGACAGTCCCTAAGCTGACACAGATTAGAGATAACCTCCACGCTAATTACATGGCTACACTCTTCCCTCAGAATAAGTGGATGAAGTGGATGGCTTCGGATAAGACCAGCAACGCTAAGATCAAGCGTGAGACTATCCAAGCTTATATGGAGAATAAGGTCCAGCAGTCTGACTTTGAGATTGTTATGTCTAAGCTGGTCCTCGACTATATCGACTATGGTAATTGCTTTGCTACAGTAGACTGGGAAGCTAATTATACTGAGCTTGAGAACAAGGAGATTATTCCGGGGTACATTGGCCCTAGAGTAGTCAGAATCTCTCCGTATGACATCGTATTCAACCCTGTTGCTGCTGATTTCAAGGCTACACCAAAGATTATTCGTTCTGTTCTTTCGATGGGTGAAGCCAGAAGAATGATCGAAGAAGATCCTAATAAAGAGTACATGAAGAAAGTCTTCGACAGAATGATTGGCGTTAGGAATGCCATTCAGGGTTACTCTGATTCCGATCTCCATAAGAATGATGGCTTTGTTGTCGATGGCTTTGGCTCGATTAGAGAGTATTATAACTCCGACTACGTTGAGATCCTGACATTCTACGGGGATATCTACGATAAACTTACGGATACTCTTATGAAGAATCGTATCATTAAGGTTGTTGATAGGTCGTATGTCCTCTCTGATATGGCTAACCCCTCTTGGCTGGGTAAGTCTCCTATCTACCATGTTGGCTGGAGAGAGCGTCCTGATAACCTGTACGCTATGGGTCCATTGGATAACCTCGTTGGTCTTCAGTACAGAATGGATCATCTTGAGAATCTTAGAGCGGATGTCTTCGACCAGATTGCTTTCCCTGTTCTGAAGATTAAGGGTGATGTCGAAGACTTTGACTTCCAGCCGGGAACAAGAATCTACCTTGGTGATGAAGGTGATGTCGGCTACCTTGCTCCTGATCCGACAGCACTGAATGCGGATAACCAGATTGCTGTTCTTGAGAACAAGATGGAGCAGCTTGCTGGTGCACCTAGAGAAGCTATGGGTATTAGAACTCCGGGTGAGAAGACAGCATTCGAAGTTAGTTCTCTCCAGAATGCAGCCTCGCGTATCTTCCAGAATAAGACTCAGCACTTTGAGCGTATCTTTGTAGAGCCTATCCTGAACGCTATGCTTGAGGCTTCTAGAAGAAACATGGATGCCTCTGATGTTATCCGTGTTATGGATGATGAACTTTCTGTCTCAATCTTTCAGACGATTACGAAGGAAGATATTACAGCAAACGGTAAGATCATTCCGATGGGTGCTAGGCACTTTGCTGAGAGAGCCCAGAGAGTACAGAATCTATCCCAGCTTTGGCAGCTTAAGGCTGCTGACCCATCTGTTGCAGCCCACCTCAGTGGTAAGGAGTTTGCTAGGATCATGGCTGAGGAACTTGGTGAGAAGAGCCTCTTTGCTTCTAATATCTCTATCTATGAGAACTATGAAACTCAGAAGGTTGCACAGGAAGTCCAGCTTATTGCTGACGAGGAGAATGCAATCGCTGTGGATGAGGGTATCTAGTGAAGACTATCTGGTTTATGGACCTTCCTAAAGACGAACAGGATGGTTTTAAAAGAGAAGTCAAGTCTGCTAAGAATGTACTAGATAAGCTTGAGCAGATCGTTCAGAACAGAATTAAACAGATTGTAATTGCTGATGATTACGATAGTCCTAGTTGGGCTTATAAGCAAGCAGACCGTAATGGTTACAACAGGGCTTTAACAGAAATTATAAACATCTTACACCTAGACCAAGAGGTAAAATAATGAGTGATATTTTTAGTTCCGCGACCACGGAAGGTACGACAAATGAGACGCAGCAGATACAGACAAAAGAGTCTTTTGTAGATCATTTGGTAGGAGAAGGCAAGAAGTTTAGGGATATCGAAGCCCTTGCTAGAGGTAAACTTGAAGCCGATAAGCACAATGGTGAAATCACTAAGACGCTTGATGAACTTCGGGAAGAACTCTCAAAGCAGGATTATGCTAAGACTCTCCTTGAACAGATGAGCAAGGGTTCTGAGACTGGTGCAGAACAGCCTCCTCCGGTAACAACCAGTTCCTCTAATACTGAGAACACCACTCAGAGCGCGAGTGACTTTGAAGCCCTTGTAGAAAAGGTTATTACTGCGAAGGAAAAGAGCAAGACTGCTTCTCAGAATATCTCCGTAGTTGGAGAAGAGATGCAGAAGCAGTACGGTGATAAGACTGCGGATTATCTTAAGGCTAAGAGTCTGGAGCTTAATATGTCTCTTGACAGGCTTAAGGAAATTGCAGCGGAGTCACCTACAGCATTCTTTCAGTTGATTGGAGTTAAGAAGATGAACGAGAAGGCAAGTACTTCTGGTACAATGACAACCCAGTCAACAATTCGTAGTGAGAACTTCAACTCTAATTCTCAGGACCGCGACTTCAATTTCTATCAGAAGCTGCGTAAGGAGAACCGGAGTTTGTACTATTCCCCTAAGATCCAGAACACTATGATTCAGGATCGTGAAAGACTAGGGGATCGTTTCTACAACTCTTAACATAATATAAAGGAGATCAGATATGTCGGGTATGACAACTGGTAATGTATCTCTCCTTACTCGCGCTGAAGTTTGGTCGCGTGAGCTTAAGGAGATTCTGCGTGATGAGCTTATGGCTCAGTCGTACGTGCGTTGGCTTCAGGACTTTCCTGATGGCGACACATTCAAGATCCCGTCGATTGGTCAGGCGTATGTCGATGACTACGTTGAAGACGAAGCGGTAAAGTATCGCCCGCTTGATACTGGGCAGTTCACCTTCCAGATCAACGAGTACCTCTCTTCGGGTACATACGTGACGAAGAAGGCTGAACAGGATATGTTTTACATGAACGAACTTGTCTCGCGCTTTGTGCCTGAGCAGGAGCGTGCTTTGATGGAGCATGTCGAGGAGGCCATCCTTGGTCTTCAGTCGCAGCAGACAGCGGCTAATACCAATGCTATTAACGGTGGTAAGCATCGTTATGTCGCTACTGGTTCTAGCAACGTCATTAACGTGGCTGACTTTGCCCGCGCTAACCTTTCGCTGAACCTTGCCAATGTCTCGGCTAATAACCGTGTCGCTATTGTGGACCCTTCGGTCGCTTACACAATTGAGACGGCTACTCAGCTTGTTGGCATTAACAACAACCCGATGTTCGAGGGTATCGTCTCTTCGGGTATTGCGACTGGTATGCGCTTCGTCCGTAACGTCTACGGCTTCGATGTCTATACCTCGCAGCGTCTGGCTACAATCTCTGCTGAAACGCTTGAGACTGTGAACTGCGCTGGCTTTAAGGCTAACCTGTTCTTCTCTGCTGATGGTGCGGTTACTCCGTTCATTGGTGCTTGGAGACAGATGCCTGAGGTTGATACTGAATACAACAAGGACTTCCAGCGTACAGAGTTTGTAACTACCGCTCGTTATGGTGTCAAGCTTTTCCGTCCTGAGAACCTTGTCTGTGTTCTTTCGAACGCAGCGGTTTAATAGGAGGATATATAAATGGCTGATTGGACAAATACTGACGGACTTGAAGTTCGTTTTAAGAACCCTGAGGCTGGGCAGCTTGCTGCTGGTCTGAGCACGATGGGCGCTATTAAGACGCTGGAATTGGATCTTGACTATCTCTCGGCAGCAGTAACGGCTGTTTCGGATACTCAGGCTGCTGCTCTTCCGGCTGGTGCCTTTATCGTCAACGCCTTCCTTATTGCTAAGACAGCGATGACGGGTACCTCTGGTACTCTAACAGTTGGTCTTGCCGCTAAGGACGGTACCAGTGCTTCGGCAAACGCTATCCTGACATCGACTCTCGGTACTCAGGCCAATCTTGCAGTGACTAACGTCCTTGCTTGTGATGGTAACAGAGCTAATGCTGCTTCGGGTATCTATACGAAGTTCTCTAACACGATTGACGGTTATGTCTATACCGTTAAGGGTGGTACGATTACTGGTGGTACGGGTCGCCTTATCATCAACTACATCGAAAGAGACTAATACTCTCGTTAAGGGGGAGCTTAACGGTTCCCCCTTGACACTTCTGAAAGAATCGATATAATAATACTAATGGTCCTCCGGGGTGAACTATAGATGGCTAACGTACAACATTCAAGTCTGACAGATCCCAATATCCACGAACCTAAGGGTATCTCTAGTGCCTCCGCTAACCAGCTATACCTTGCTAATGGTAGTGGCTCTGGTACATGGACTAACGCTAATAGGTTCCCCGGTACAGGCTGGGGTAAATATACGAATACGACATACGTAGGGGCTACAGCCCTAGCAATTGGTACTACACCTGTCCTTCTTCCCTTTACTACTGCTGATGATGTTTCTCAGCTTCCGATTACCCTTACAGGTACAACTTCCAGTCTTATGAATCTGGCTACTGAAACTCTCCAGTTTGTTGCTGTAGGAGATCTTCATTCTATTACATTGACTATGCAAGCTCTTGCTCCGACAGGTTCTCCTGCACATATGGATCTAATTATTTATGGATCTTCTGATGGTAGCACTTATGGTACACGCCTTGGTGAAACAACTATCTATCTAGATAAGGGTGCTGGTCAGGTTATTACAGAGTCTTCTTTGTTTCCAGTTTCATCTAATATGGTGTCTCATGGTGCTAGGATTTATCTTAATACTAATACTGCTACAGCTAATATGATTAATATTGGTCTAATTACAGCCCGTGTACATAAGGCTAGGTAAGAATAATGGCTACAGTTAAAATGACACTGTTGGAGATTGTTCAGGATGTTCTGAATGATCTAGACTCCGATGAAGTTAACAGCATTTCCGATACAGTAGAAGCAACCCAAATAGCTAACGTCTGTAGGAGTGTCTATTATGATGTAATTACAACTGTTGATCTTCCTGAGCATACGGAGTTGATGACAGTAACTGGTCTATCTAACTCCTCCCGTCCTAACTTCATGGATGCAGACAGCATCACTGAGATCAAGGAGTTGAGGTATAATGTATCTGAGACGGCTGGGCAACTTGAGTACAAGCTTATCGATTATCTTTTACCGGATGAATTTATTCAGAGAATTGTCAAGAGGGATACCTCTTCATCCGAAGTAATCATCGTTACAGATCCGACATCAGGAATATCTCTTCCTATCGACAATAGTAAGATGCCTGACTATTATACATCGTTTGATGATAGGTATCTTTGTTTCGATAGCTATAAGAGTTCTGTAGATAATACTCTACAGTCTAGTAAGACAATGGTACTAGGGATTAAGCTTCCGACATTCACCCTGACAGATAGCTCTGTTCCAGATATGGATGATACGATCTTTCCCTATTACCTTTCCGAAATTAAAGTTAGAACTCAGTCGCTCTTTAAGGGTGGACCAGATCCTAAAACAGAACAGTTTGCTAGAAAGCACAGATACTTCCAGAAGAACAATCGCTGGAAGACTGGAGAACAGAGGGTACTCAATGACTATGGTAGAAAACGATATTGACCTTATCGTAACTGAAGATAATAAAGAGGGTACAATTCTAAACGTAACCTCTCCTAAAAGAAAGACGATGTATACTATTTATAAGCCTACCGATGGCTATAGTATGTTCAAGATTAAAGCAGATAATGGTCTTGTACCTGAGCATCTCTCTGGTTATTACACGAATAGAAAGACTGCTTTGGCTGACTTGTCGTATTGGTTGAACCATACACAAGAAAGTAAAGAAGCTAAGTGGGATAGAATGTTCGGTGAGGAAAAGGCTCCTCCTCCGAAACTAAAGGAAAAGAAGAGTGGCACCACAGCAGTATAGTCAGAAAACTGTAAATACTTTTATTAAGGGGCTTTATACTGAAGCCTCTGTTATGACCTATCCTGAGAACACTTCTTCAGATGAACTTAACTTTGATCTTCTTATTGATGGTACACGGCGCAGAAGAAGAGGCATTGCCTACGAAGATAACTACCAGAATAGTACCTTCTCTGTAGCCTCTGGGGATCTAGTCCATACTGAAACTTGGACTAGTGTCTCTGGTATTGGTGGTACTGAGTTCCTTGTTGTCCAGCATAATAACATGGTCTACTTCTACGATAAGTCGTTAGACACTATCTCTGCTGGTCAGAAGTCTTTCAGTATTGATTTGAATAATTACTCTGCTAATAACAGTTACTCTGTCTCTAGCTCCTATATTAATATCGCTTCTGTTACTGGGTATCTAATCATTGTATCCCCAGCTATCGAACCTATTCGTGTAGAGTATATCCCTACTGACGATAACATTACAGTGAGTAAGATCAAGATCCAGATTAGAGATCTTGAGTATCTTGGCATGTCCTCTAATATTACCTTTATCTCTAGGACAAGTAACCTCGTTACCATTACGGTTAATACGCCTCACTATTATAATGCTGGTGATACTGTAGAGATTGATTCCAGTATCTACCAGTTCAATGGTACATTTACTCTTGTAGGCGCTCCGACTAGCACGACCATGACCTATACTCTTGCTGGTACAGACTTCAGCAGTACCGCAGCAACTGGTCTAGCTATTAAAGAAGTTGCTCCTGAGGTTCCCCCTACAGCTATTACGAATAACTATCTCTACGATCTCTTTAATCAGGGATGGTATTCGGATAATAATGGTAGATCTGGTAATGCCTTTGACTATTGGGACAATACTAGATCAGATTTTCCTCCTAGAAATAAGTCTTGGTGGACTGGTAAGAATACAGATAACGATCAGGATATCGCCCAGTACTTAAAGGTGGAGTTTGGTAACACCCTTGCTCCTAATGGTCACTTCATTCTAGACTTCTTTAACCAGAATAGATCCGCTGTATCCAATGTTAATAACCTTACAACGATTGTAGAGACAGCACGGTTTAACTCTGTAGCTCCGTATGCTGGGCGTATCTGGTATGCTGGTCTTGACTCTGCTAAGAATGGTGGCAAGGTCTTCTACTCTAAGACAATTGAAAGTGAGAAGGACTTCGGTATCTGCTACCAGAAGGAAGATCCTACATCTGAGGATACTCCCGGTCTAGTAGACTCTGATGGTGGGTACATCATTATCCCTGAGGCATCCAGCATTCAGGCTCTCTTCACGACAGGTTCTATTCTGTATATCTTTGCTTCGAATGGCGTATGGATTATTGGTGGTGTCGATCAGGTCTTTAAGGCTACGGAGTACTACGTTAGCAAGATAAGTAGCTTTGGTATCTCTAGCAAGAGAACCCTAATTAATGTTTCAGACTCTCCTGTCTTCTGGGGTACTTCAGGTATCTATACAGTTGCGATTGAGAATAACACTCCCTTCGTTACAAGTATGTCGGATAACATCCGTTCCTTCTACGATGCTATTTCTCCTGATAAGAAGAGGGATGCTACCGCTGTCTATGATAGACTTGGTAAGCGTATTATCTGGATGTATTCTAATGAGACTGAGACAGTAAATAATAAGAAGTCTAAGGTTCTAATCTACGATCTTAACCTTCAGGCTTTCTTCCCTTGGGAAATAAAAGATACTACTGGTACTAGCCCCTACCTTTACTGTGGCTTCTACCTGTCTGGTCTTGGCTCTGCTGAGGTAGCCTATAACATCTTGGCTGGTGTAGATCAGGTTATCGACGTTAGCTCTAATACTGTTGTCGAGAGTATCTCTTCTACTTCGACTGTCAACTCAGATACAAAGTTTTTTGTAAGGACTGCTGATGGCTATCTCACTGTTGCTAACTTCACTAGTAGGTCTTTCCTTGACTGGGGTTCTGCTGACTACTCTTCTTACGCTGAGACAGCCTACGACTTCTCCGGTTCGGCTATGTTCAAGAAGAATGTTCCATACATCGTAAGCTACATGAGGCGTACGGAGGAGAACTTTATTCCTTCTGGTGGTGGGTATGTTTCCGATTATCCTTCTGGCTGCATCCTTACTGTTAAGTGGGATCTCTCTATTGATAGCTCTCGTTGGAGTACACCCAGCCAGCTTTATCGTATGGTAAATTACCCTACAGTTAATATAGATAATTTGACTTTTTCTTATCCTTATGATACAATTGTAGCTAGAACAAAGATAAGAGGTAAAGGTCGAGTCTTAAGGATGCGCTTCGAAAGCGAGTCCGGTAAAGACCTAAACCTTATTGGTTGGGAAAC